CTCAATTCTGTTCGATAATGTTCGCATAACGCTTACCATAATTGGCGTATCAATTGCTTTCAAACGGCAAACCATATATGGTCTCATGATTCATACAACGCCTCGCCTTGCTCGGCGCCAATCACAGCGTAGCTGTGTCAACCAATTCTCTCAAAACTTTGTATGGTACCCCCTTCAACTTTTTTCATATTTCAAGTTTTCTTCTTTCTGTCAAATCATCAAACCATACATGGTCTCATGATTCATACAACGCCTCGCCTTGCTCGGCGCCATCACAGCGCAGCTGTGTCAACCAATTCTCTCAAAATTTGTAGGGTACTCCCTTAAAACTTTTATTTCAAAAATTGAAGGGTACTCCCTATGAACTTTCTTCAATTTTATATAATAATAACTTCTCCAATTGCTCCAAAATTTTGCTCCAAAAGGCGCTAAGTCCCAAACTTTTTTTTATAGAAGTTTTTTTATTTTATTTATTTTTACTTTCATAAATTAAATGTTTGGACTTAGCATGGATCATTGGAGCATTGGAGCATTTCTACTTTCATTTCTCAGGATTCATAAAAAGTGTAATTAATTATACTACCCTTTTTTCTCTTCTTCGCAAACTTCCTTTTTATTTCTAATCATCTCCAAATCTTCGATCTCTTCTATTTGAACATCTCGTTTTATATTTATACAACAGAATTAGAAAAATTATTATCTAACGTTAGATAAATGGAAGCTGAATCAAAACTCCAAAGAATACAAAATCAAAATAGAATTCGACAACAGAACTATTATAAAAAACATAAAGAAGAAATTAATAATAAAAGAAGAAATATTTATAATTTAGGAAAAGATAAAATAATTAATCAATCAGAACATGTTGAAGAAAACCCACATGAAAAACAAATATATAAAACTGATTTTTCAAAATCAAAAACTTTATCTTATGAAGAAATTATTAACGCTTTAAAAACATTAGAAATAAAAGATGGATCACGAGATAAGTACAGTCAAGATATTAAACGATTAATGATTTTAACAGAATGTGAAGATTTCATTAAATGTTTAAAAGATTATAAAAAGATTATAGAAATAATTAATAATTCTAAAAAAACAAATGGAGAATCATATTCTGTAAATACACGAAAAGCGTTATTCCAAATGATTTTATTTTTAATTGATAAATTACAACTTCCTATTTCTTTAAAAGTTAAACAACAATATATTCAACAATTTGAAATTTATAAAATATCTTCAAATGATTATTCAACAGAAAAGCAAGAATCAGCACCTATTTACACTTTCAAAGAATATCTAGAAAAAGTAAAAGATGAGTATGGTATTATTTCAAAATTTTATGTTCTGTCAAAACTATACTCGGAGATAACTCTTCGAGATGATTTCATTTTAAAAATCGTTCCTAGTATTGAAGAAACTAATGAAAAAGAAAATTTTATTATTGTACCAATAAAAGATAAATTAACTATTATTGTAAATAATTATAAAACGAGTAATAAATATGGTCAAATAAAAGTTAAGTTATCGACTTCTTTATCAAATTTAATTAGAGATTACATGTCAAAAGAAAAATTAAGTTATAATGATTATTTATTTGGAAATAAAAATTTATCAACTTATGTTTCAAAAATGAATAAGAAGATTGGAGTTAACGCAGGAATAAATGAGTACAGACACATGAGTGTTTCAGATTTATTAAACACACAACCTAGTCCTGAAGAACGACAGAAATTATCTCAGCTTATGAAACACAGTCCTATTACTCAAATAAAATATTTAAGAAAAAATAAATGATAATAAAAATGATTTAAATACTATTAAGTTTTCTATATGTAGTATATAGAATGCCATCACCAACTTATCAGCAAAACAAAGAACATATTTATAAATGGCGAGAAACTAATAGAGAAGAATATAATTTAATTAGAAAAAGGTTTTATTATAAAAATAAAATTAATTGTCTTATTTGGAGGCAAATTAAATATGAATTTTTAGATATTTTGAGAGAATAATTTATTGACTTTTGATTTTTTAATTCTATACACTAAAAAATCAAATCCTTTAGGAAAAGTTGAATCTTTTAAATTAATTAATAAAATTGATTTAAAAGAACTTAAATATTATTATCTATATTACTATATAAATGGCAACCTTCGAAAAGTTCATGAAAATGTATAAAATTAAAAAAGGTGATAATACTACCAAACCAACCCATACTAGAATTGGAGATCGAAAAGAAATTTATGGCGGGTCTTATAATATTCCAAAAGATAAAATGAGTGAATTTTATAAATTATACTATGATCATGTATTTGTTAAAAATAATAAAGAATATTACACTGAAAAACAATATGGAAATTGTATAGCTGTTGATATTGATTTGAGACATTGTTATGAAGATCGAAAGGGTCAAAATTATAGACGTTATAATAAAAAACATATTGAAGAGTTGATTGTTTTATATTTGGACACAATTAAAGATTTTTATATTATTGAACCAAATGTTTCAATTCCAATTATGGTTTTTGAAAAGGAAAATATACATATTCCAGAAGATAAATTTTGCGTTAGAGATGGTATTCATTTGATTATTGGATTACAAGCTGATTTCGAAACCCAATTATTAATTAGAAAAGAAATGATAGCACACGTATCATTCAATGATGATTTTAATTCATTATTAACAATAAATGGTTGGGAGAATGTATTTGATGAAGCCATTTCAAAAGGAACAAATAATTGGCAGTTGATTGGTTCAAGAAAACCAGAATACGAAGAATACAGATTAACATATATGTTTGAAAATACAATTGATCCAGATGATAATGAATTTATGACTGAACTCATTTTTGAAAAAAGTGAACAAACACCAACTTATATTACCGAAGAAAATATTGAAAAGTTTTCAGTTCAATATGATAAACACCCAAAACTTCAATTAAAAAAACCCCATCCCAAAAAAACTACATCCTCAAAACAATCTGGAAATAAGAACTCTGAAGAAGCGAAAACGCAAAGCAATGAAAATAATTCAAATGAATATTATAACATTATTGATAAATTTATTGAGAATGATTTACTAAGAAATACATGTGACGCTCATGAATCTTGGGTATTAATTGGTACACATTTAAAAGTGTTATTTGAAGAAGATATTACTTTATTTCAGAAATTAACAGAAAAATATGGTTCTGATAATAAAAAAGAAGAATATGAAAAATGGTGGAATGAATATATCAAACCAAAATATGATGATAAATCAAAAGCGTTGAATATTATTAAAAAAATAGCGAAAGAAACAGATGAAGACAAATATAAAAAAGTTCTGAAACAAATTAAAATTCAAAATGCATTAGAAGAAAATAAAAACATTACAATTGTTAAAAATGATACCGAAGCACGCGATATTATTTATGAAAAAATTAAAGATATTGTCAAATATAGTAATGGAACATTTTATATTAAAAAAGAACATATTTGGATCAAAGAAGTTCAATACATTGAAGATTGGTTATTTAAAAATATTACTGAATCAGATATTTGGAAATTAAATCAATTTGGATTAGTTCAAAGTTATGTTCAAGATTATTGTCATGCTAAGCATATTTATGAATTATTGACAAAAGAATTGAGATTGAAAAAAGACGATACATTTGTTGATAAATTACACACAACAACAACTGGTAAAATTTGTTTTATAGATGGTGTGTTAGATTTTGTAAATAAAAAGTTTTATAAATGGGAAGATATTACATTTGAATATTATTCTTGTATACAAATCCCTTTACAATTTGCTGAATATTATTTATCTCCAAATATGGAAATTATCAATATAATTAGAAATGATATATTGATGCCATTATTTGATAAAGACATTGATAGGGCATTACATTTCTTTTCAAGAGCAATGTCTGGATTTACTGGAGATAAAAATTATGGGACTTACTTAGGAAATAGAAATTGTGGAAAAGGTATTTTATACGCTTTATTTGAATCATTTTATGAGTATTTGAAACCATTTGAATTAAGTAATGTATTGGTTTCAAGAAACGATAATAAAACGCAAGAAACAAGTAGAATGTTGTATTGGTTATTTGAGTTTGAATTTTCTAGATTGGCATTCGCTCAAGAAACCCCTCAACCAGAAGAAAATTTGAAAATTAATGGAAGATTATTCAAGAAAATTAATTCTGGTGGTGATACAATAGTTGCTCGAAGAAATTATGATAGAAAAGATACTAATTTTATTATTGATACAACTATGTTCATAGCAGGAAATAATGAATTGAAATATTCAGAAGAAGATGTTAAAGAACAAGAAATTTCATTTGTAGGCGTCAAACAATTCAAAACTCAAGAAGAAATTAATAAAATGAAGGAAGATAAGGTCGATGAAAGAGTTTGGAAATCTTTTCGTGTTAAAGATCCTAATTTAAAAAATAAAGTCAAAACGGAAGAATTTAAATTAGCATTTATTTATTTGATTTATTCTTCGTTCAAAAATCAAGCAGTTCCTGTAAAAATAGTGAAAAACGATGATAATGATGAAGAATCTAATCAATCACTTCCACAAAGAATTTTAAATGATTATATTATTACTTCCAATAAAAGTGATTACATTTTGTGTACTGAAATAAATATAAAAGGATTTGATAAAAGCAAAGTTACTAAAAGTTTGGAAGAAATGGGTGTTGATAAGAAAAAATTAACTAAAGGTGAAGATAGAAATAAATGGGTTTATATTGGAATTAAAAAGAAAACCAAAGATGATAAAGACAATGAAGTAGATTCAGAATTGGAAGATGAAGATGATTAAATATTATTGGTTATGATGTTGATTTATAAAATCAATATCATATTTTATGTTTCAGTGTTGCTCCAAAATTTTGCTCCAAAGGGGTCTAAGTCCTAAACTTTTTTTTATAGAAGTTTTTTTATTTTATTTATTTTTACTTTTATAAATTAAATGTTTGGACTTAGCGTGGATCATTGGAGCATTGGAGCAAGACTGATAATTATATTTTCAATATGTATTTACTATTTTCTTACTTGTTCACTTCACATTTAAAAAATAATAATAAAATAATAAAATTTCATGAATTCTATATTCTATATTCTTTAGGAAAATTATAATATAGAAAATATAATATTCACTATATTATAAATGGAATCTAGAAAATTGAAGCCAACTAGAAAGTCAACTGATTATAATAGGTACGTTCAAGAGCTACAATTATCTCTTTACAATAAAAAGTATAATGATACTTCAAATAGGAGATATGAAGAAGTAGATTATTCAGAAAAAGATTTCGCAAAGAGTTGCGGAGCAAGATGGGATTCGTATTATAAGAAATGGTATTTTTTGAATGAATCTGATCATGATAAGTTTTTATTCAATTAAATAAATTAAATATTAAACAAAAGATTAATATTTAATAAAAAATGAAGCAACATCCTATTTATAAAAATTATTATATTTTTGAAGAAGATATTGTTCTAGTAAAATTAGAACCACCCCCTAATCATGTTCCAATGACAAAAGAAAAATTCGATTTCATTGTACAGAATCAACAGAAATGGAGAACAGAATTTCAAGAGAATCAAAAAGAAAAACATAAACAAAAGAAAGAAAGAATTAAAGAATATAACAGAAAGAAAAGACAAGGAGACCTTCGGTCTCTGGAAGCGGTCGCTTCCGATATTAAAAAAGCAAATGAACCTACTTTTTCTTGAACATGTCATTTAATATTTTGATATTATTTTGAAGTGAATTTGTATTCCATAGAAGGTACATACTGAATAGAGATGGCGAAGGAACTAAATAATTAATTAATTGATTTTCTGTTTTATTTCCAAGGTGACGCTTTATGTAAGCATCTCGTTTTTCTTTTGAAGCTCCGTCTATAAAAGTAATCGGGTGAGATTCATCAGGGAACGATTGACCGAAATTATATTCTTCACCATTATCTAATATCACTTTAAATCTTTTTCCTAATCTATTACTTCTGTCGATTTTCATTATTTGAACCATAATATTATAAATCTAATATTTTAACATTCTTACTTATAAAAAACGTCTTAATTAATCTTTTCAAAGAATCATATCTTAATTGTTTGTTACAGCGTTCATGACAGGTAATAAAAAATATTGTTTTCAACTCATCTCCGAGTAATTTAAATCCTCTTCTTTTATGTTTGAACGGTTTTTCACAAACAGTACATATATCAGAATTATTGATAATAGAAATCATTTTTATTATCAATTAATTTATTTTTCAAAAATTCTGGACGAGTTTAAATCTCCTATTTTATCAGATTTAGTAACTCCATAAATATTAAATGTAAAAACTATATGAGGGAAGGCAGTTGTGGTTGATACATTATAATTTCCACTTCCATTTACATTTACTCGTTGATAAAATATATTCAAATTGACCAATTCTTGATTTTTCGTAAAAGTTAAAACGCTCCCTCCAGTTGATCCAGTAATGTAAGTATTTTGAACAAATCTCGCTACATAAAATGTAGAACTAACTTGATTTGTCTTTGAACCGCTATTGTATACATTATTCGTAAATGGTAATCCAGAAATATTTATTGTAACAATTCGGTCGTCATTTGCCGTTCCAAATGTGCCATCTCCAACATTTGACAGATAAGCAATCGGAACCAACGCAAAACGATCATACTTATCGTACATGTTTCCTAAAAGAGTTCTCAAGTTAATATTTGACCAAGTCATATTTGTATAATATTGATCACTACTTCCAATATTATTTGAACTATTTGAAGGTAAATCTGAACTTCTTAAAACCAAAGATGCGCATTCATTATACATAATTATTATATACAAATAAAATTATATTTAAAATAAATACAACAACCTTCAGTTGTTTTATTTATTCAAGAAACCGAAGGTTTCAAAACTTAATGTATGCCGAGTTATTTTCACAAACGAGAACACTGTCAAAATTGGCAAAAGAATCAAACCGAGTTGTAATAGCGCCTGTTTGACCTGCGAAATTCATAATCAGGAAAATATCATCAGTATTCGAATTATATCCCGCAAATATGGTATCTTTTGGAGCAGCCGAATAATTTTCCAAATCTAAACCAATAACAAATGATCCACTCGTAGTTGACGAAACATTAGTCGCACTGTCATTGGATGCTTGTGGGTTAGGTAAACTGTATGAATATTTATCAATTGATGGAGTGTAAAGTAAATCACTAATACTTCCCATTGCCTTACATGCTTCGGCAAACATTTCGGGAAGTGTACTGGGAACTTTTGGTGGCATAATCTGACTACCAACTCTAAACTGGTAATCGACAATACCACTTGTAGTAGACGAGAAAGGGAATTGACCTGTGAATGTCCCTGTTCCATTTTGTCTGACCGTGGTCAAAATAGATTTTAAAGAACTAAATTTGGCAGGAATCGGCATAGCCACTTGAGTTGCTGAAGTTCCCAACGAAAATGAAAATTGATAGTTTCTAAAATCCGGAATAACATATTGCAGAGGTTGACCTTCTAGAGAACCATAAATGATAGACATAGCAGAATCGCCCAACTCAATAAAATTAGCTACATATTCAACATTGGTCAAGGCAAGGGTTGCTGAAGTTCCTGCCGACGTGGATGTCAAATCAGAACAAGCCTTGTAAAATGTATCAACCAGTTGAATTTCAACACGCAAAGGAGCAGAAGACATTGCGAATAATGGGACATAATTTGAACTTGAAAGAGAACCAATCAATGATACCAAATTCAAACAATAAGTATCAGAAACCGTACTTCCGCTTGCAGTCAATGCCGTTCTGTCACCACCAATTCGCTCTCCTGAATTAGCCGCATAAGAAGGAATACGTCCCGAATTCAACACAGTCTTCAAAGAATTTGCTAACGCTTGTGCGGTTGCCAGATCGGCCGCATCAGCAGTGGCTACTGCCTGAAATGTTGTTACCAAATCCGCACGAGTACCACAAAGCATATTTTGTTTTCCATAAGTCGCATCAGTTGGTTGCTGAAGATCAAAGAGAATTTTCGCTAAAAGTCCATAATTGTCAATATCTTGAAGCAAGTTAGATCCATGGAAGACTCTAATTCTTTGAATAAGACCATGAGCGCCACAAGAATCCCATCTAAAAGCGTTACCAGCTGCTTGAGAAGTCACTGCACATTTAAACTTGAGGTATGATTCTGTAGGAGCGAGAACCAAATTATTTCTAGTAGGGATATTCAAAATAATGGTATCACCCAATCCATAAGGCCCAGTTCCATTTTGGGCCGCAATATTTACTCTTGAAGAACGAGCAACTGCTGATTCCACTTTTGATCCATACTTGAGTGTTTTCGGAAGCATATAATTTATAAAAGATTATAAATTATAAATTTATCGTTTTTCTAAATACGATTTCTTTTTTGATTCACCACTAATTTTCCTCACTCCAAAAGGAAGATATTGCGCATCTCCTAAATTAGATTTATTATAAATCATGTTATTTATTCCATTTGTTGAATCAGTAGAAACTCCTTTTATACTATGAGTTGAATGACCAATAACACCCAATTTTTTTCCTAAAGAATGAGCCAAAGCAAGTTTTGATCCTAAAGAATACGCTGATTTCGCTAATTTTAACCCCATCATTGCTGACATATAAATACTAATGATATTTTTATTTCTTTTAATATCCAACGAAATTAACAAAGTCTAATTGTAAAGTTAAACTAAAATATTGTTGATTTAATTCAAGCGGTTGTTCATCTTGATTTAATAATTTAATATTTATAGAATTAAAATTATTATTATTCAAATCTATTTTATATTTATCATTATTTGTATAAGTAATTAAACTATAGGGTACATTATTAACTGGAAAACTACAAAGAATTTTCATATCATTATTATTCAAATTGGAAATTGATCCAGAATTAAAATTAGTTGCGATTTTAATCATTTGATTTTGCGCTAAATTAATTTGTTTATATAATGTAAGACTTTTCCCAAATGAACTATTATATAAATCATTTGTAGACAAACCTAACACGTTTATACATGTACTGTATTGGGAAAGTATTTTAAATTCATTAACAGAATTTGTAAATGTAAATTTATTAATTATACTATTATATGTTACTGTTGTATTAGGTAAATTTTGACTAAGATATGTTGCTAATTGGTAAGCAGTATAATTTCCATAATTTATATACAGTGTTAATCCTGTAAGATCAGGAGTAGTCAACTCCTGATAATTTAATTTATTATTTGTAGAATTTATATTATAAAAACTATATGGTATACTTGCGTTAATGACAGAAAGATGAATAGAATAATTATCATCTACAGAAATTAAATTTGTTTCAAAATCAATGTCAGAATAATTTTGATTATTAAAATTTTTCGCATATTTAGAATTGAGGTGTATTTGTATTGATTCATGTGACATTTATAATATCTTATTATTTAATTTGTCAAGATTTTTATGCGAATGTTCAGCAAGTGGACTGATATTATTTGTTTTGAGAATTATTTTTCGACCACCATTTTGAGTTTTTGAAAGTACAGAAACAATATCATTTCTTGAACGGATATCTGTCTGCTTGTTACTAATTGATTTTCCAATTCCAGATAGACCAACTCCTTTATTAACAGCAATAATTTTATCCCCTCCAGAATATTCTGCTAATGAGCCTCCGAGACTATGTCCAATTGAAGTGATTGGTTTATTATTATATTTCTTTTTAACATCATTAATCAAGTTTTTAGAATCTCTAAATCTGGTAGAATATTTCTCCAATCCAACTGCTAATAATCCATCTGTCATTAAATCGTTTTCATTCTTACTTCCTCTAAAAATAACACTAGGATTCTTTTCTTTATCAAAATAAACTTTATGATTCGCATTAGAAAGTGATTTATCTAAAGTCAGTCCATATTTCTTACCTAGTTTTTCGGCATTTCCAGTTCTTGAGTAAGACGCTTCTATAAGGTCTTTTACTTCATTGCTTCTTATTTTGGGAATAAATTCAGGAGCAAATTGAAGCCCTTTATCGACTCGAAACATCCTCGTCATCTTTATATTGTTCAGTTATATTATTTATTTCGGTCATTTCTTTTAAAGGAGAATTGTCTTCATTCTTTTGAACAATTAAATCAATAATCTTATCATAAGCAGGTATTTGTCTTACTTCTGTCGGGAATTTATTATCATAAAAAGCAGGATCATGATATCGCATATTATAAAGAACCATATCCCAATCGAACTCTGTAGTTTCTGGATTAGGTTTATATAACAATTCAGCAGGACATACACCATTCTCTAAAGATTTGATTAAATTAGAAATATCCATATAGTTCTTGAGGTTTTAATTTTTCAATTCCAACAAATTAAAATTTTTATAAAGGGTATTTGTTACAGTATCCAAATCTAAATGAGTATAAGGTTTATCAAACACGAAATTATATAAAATAAGAGCATCATCTTTATTCAAATGTAATAATTCTTGTGAAATACTATTCCATTCTGCGATTGATTTTGGTTTAAAAATACTTGTATAGGTGATTTGTTTTCTCAACATTCTTGGCATGTATAAATAACTTTGAAGAGTAAAAATAAAAGCGCATTGGATATGTCTTGCCTTAATTATCATTTTATTTAATTGCCTCTGTACTCCTTTATCTTTTAAAACATCAGCCATATCATCAATAATTATTGCGGAGTATTGTATTTCTTTTTCTTCATCTGATTCAGATTCAAAATCGTTATCATTCTCGTCATACTTTTTCTTTTTCTTATCTTTTTTCTTCTTTTCAAGTGTTGTATCTACTTTATATGAAACTAATTCTTGATATATTGATTCTAAAGTAGGTACATCTAGTTCATGGTATACCTTATCATGATTCAAAAAAGGATGGTTTTGAAGACTTGCCATACTTGAATCTGGACAGAAATAATATAAATTATGAAATTTATTTCTGTAACAATCTTTGCTCTTAAATAGATTGAGAAGGAGGTTTGTTTTCCCTGATCCGCCACTGCCCGCCAAAACGTATACCATTCCATTTCTTCTACTTATATTAATGTTACTAATTTCTGGAACGAAAATGTTTTGTTTTTCCTTCATTACTTTGAACTTTGTTCCAGTCGGGTTGTTGATTTCTATTATTTCTTTAATAGTCATATTATAAATTGACAGAATATTATATTCTTGGATATTATAATGGAAAATCATGATATCCAAGAAAACCAAGAAGAAGACTTTAGCGAAGCTACTGTACCTCTTCAAAAACAAAAGAAAGAGAAAAAACCACGCACTCAAAAACAGTTAGAACATTTTGAAAAAATGGCAGAAAAGAGACGAGAGAATATTGAAAAGAAGAAACTAGAAAAGAAAATAGAAGCGTCTAAACTCTTACTTCAACATGATACTAAACCAATTAAAGAGTCATTAAAAAAAGTTACTGAAAAAGAAAAAATAGAGCAATCTGAAAGCGAATCTTCATCTGAAGAAGAAATAGTCATTCAAAAAAAGAAATCAAAAGCGAAGGGTAAGAAGAAGAAGAAGAAGATTGTAATTTATGAAGATTCAAGTGATTCTAGCGATTCTGATGACGAAATTCCAATCCCTAAAAAACAATTTAAGACACAACAGAATAAGAAATCAATAGTAAAAGTTTATCAAAATGAACCAATTAATAAACCTTCACCTAAAATAAATTATTTTGCTGACTGAATATATGAAGAATGGATTATTGTTGACTCTGAAGCAATTGATTAAACTAGGAGTTATTAAGTTAAAAAAGAAAAGGAAAAATAAAAATAAAAGGTTACAACAAATAGAAGCGTTTGAGAAAGGAGTAAATGATGCTGTACCAATTAATCCTCAAAATAAACGTTATTTATACCCTCCTCCTGCATCTACTTCATTTCAAATCAATTCAGACGCTTTACGAGTAAGAGACGATAATGCCAGATTAAATGTTCAAATGATAGAAAATAAAAATGACATTAAAAATCAAAAGAAAATAATAAATGAGCAAGAATTTAGATACAAAGAACTAGCGAATGATGTTGATATAGGACGGCATTTTTTAATGAAGTATGGGCCTGCAGGATATGCTTATGATGATGATATTGTTGTTTCACAAACAGCTGGTTCAGATACTTTTGAACCACAAACTCGCATGGATACAAGAAATTTTGAACCACAAACTATTCAAGAATTACCTTATTCGGCATTTAAAGATACTGAAGAGAAACAAGGTAATTTTTCTGAAGATTCGACAGAAGAAGCTATTGGCAAACCTTTTGGTATGTTAACTCAAAATTCAGATGATGAAGAAGAAGTTACAATTTCAAAGAAAAAATTCAAAGTTATACCAACTTTAATAACCAAAACAAAAGACAATAAAGAAAAAATTCTTGAATCTAAAGAATCCGAATCCGAATTAAAACCAATGAATTTTCCAAATATTCCAGTTCCTCAACATGATAATTATCCGTTTAGTCCAGAACGAATACCTTATGCCAAAACAAAACCTTCTGTTGTCGAATTAGAACAATGGAGAGAATGGTATCAGCGTGAAGGTTTAAAAGAACAATCAATTTTAGAATCTAATAAAAGAAGTAATTATATAAAGTCTATTTTAAAAAAAATGTTATTTGATTATAGTCAATTACGAGGCGAGAAAGATCCTTCTATTTTAAAATCAAAAGATCCCAGAATAGTTTATAAAGCTATAAAAAATCGCCTCTCTGGTGTATCATAAAAATAATTGTTATATATAATGAGTAACTTTTTGAATAATAGATTTACAGATTTAAATTCATTGATAAGTATTAATTCAGATGAAGTAAGAACAAATAGTCTTTATGTAAATGGTATTCAAATCGTAGCTAATTCAAGTAATTTTGATATAATTAATTGTCAAAAATTAATATGTCAAGGTGATATATCTTCCAATACACTTTACGCAACCACAAGTATTCAAAATGTACCAGTATCCAAATTCGCATATTTAATAAATGTTAGTTCAGATATTCAATCGCAATTTAATAACATTACAAATAATTATGCGACTAAAACTCAAGTAACAAATAATTTTAATTCATATAATGCACAAGTAGTTAATACTTATGTTACTAAAACAACATATAACGCATTTGTTACATCAACAAATAATAATTTTAATAATTACGCATTAATTAGCAGTTTATCAAGTTACGCTTTATTATCACAATTATCTGATTACGCATTAATTAGTAGTTTATCTGATTACGCTTTATTATCACAATTATCTGATTACGCTTTATTATCACAATTATCTGATTACGCATTAATTAGTAGTTTATCTGATTACGCTTTATTATCACAATTATCTGATTACGCATTAATTAGTAGTTTATCAAATTATGTTACAAATAGTTTATTGACTTCTACTTTATCCAATTACGCATTAATTAGTAGTTTATCCAATTACGCATTAATTAGTAGTTTATCAAATTATGTTACAAATACATCATTGACTTCTACTTTATCCAATTACGCATTAATTAGTAGTTTATCCAATTATGTTACAAATTCCAGTTTGAGTTCTACTTTATCCAATTACGCATTAATTAGTAGTTTATCCAATTATGTTACAAATTCCAGTTTGAGTTCTACTTTATCAGGTTATTGTATTCAATCAAATTATACTAGTTTAAAAGCGCAAGCAGACGCTACAACATTACTTTTGACTGGAGGTTCATGGGATGCCACTTATAATTTTTTAAATTTGGCGTATAATGTACATGTTTATGGTGCGTTATATATTGGCTCAAATAATAATTTAAATGTGAATAGCATATTAACTGGTTTACCCTCTACTTATGTATCATATACTAGTTTAACAAGTACACTAAATTCATACGCAACTAATAGTTCTGTCGATTCAAAAGTATCAAATTTACAATCACAAATAAATTCAGTTAAATCGCAAAGTGATGGAAATTCAGCAGTTATAGCCACAAATACGACAGCCATAGCAGGATTAGTTACCGCATCCGCATCTCAACAAACTCAAATAACTGGTTTACTTACTACAATTAGCGCAGTTCAAGGTGGACTAACAACAGCAGAAGGTCAAATTACAACTTTAAATGCGAAAACATCCTTACAAAATGTTGTAGGAGCGTATACTCAATTTACTGGAGGCATTAAAATAATGAACGGTTTAGTTTATACAAGTATTATAAATAATGATGGTTCTTCTGATTTTTATGCGTTAATGACTTTACGACAAGGATTAGCATGTACAAATGGTATTCAATCAGATAGAGTAACAACCGCAACAGAATTAAAAAGTAATGGAACACTGGAAATAGTTGGGACATCTACTCTCTCTAATACAAATTTAACTGGTAATCTAACAATAAGTACAGGAAAATTGACTATTTCAGGTACAAGTTCAAATATTTTCAATAATGATTGTATATTTAATGGTAACATCACAGCTACAAATTTATCATTAGTAAATCCATTATCAATTTCTGATTTAAATTGTAATAATCTTAATTTTACAAATTCAGTAGGAAATAATTTAATGAAAATTGGTTATAATGGAGGTTCTTTATTAAATCCAAATTCTATTTATATTGGTAATAATTATTCAACAACTTATTTGAATGGTCTTGTAGTTTTTTCTGGATTAACATTTAACATGAGTAGTTTTATCAATCAAGTTGGTTTTTAATATTTATTATAATAATGTCCTCGAATTATAATAAATTTAAAAGTACAACTGTATATGGAGACTTTAATAATAAAGATTTAGACGCAAACAATACTTCTAATGCGAATGGGACATTTGACAGAAATGTATTAATTAAAGGAACTTTACAATCAAATGATTGCTCGTTTAATACTATTAAAATAAATGGAAATATTACTTCTAATTTATTAACAATCACACCAACAGAAATAAGTTTCTTAAAAGATGCCAGTTCAAATATACAAACACAAATAAATAATATATCAACTAATTATTTATTAATCTCATCTTTACCGAGTTATAATTACGCTACTAAAAATTATGTTGGAGCTGTTGTATCCGCATACACAACTACTACTGATTTAAATTCTAATTATGTAAGTAATACTTCTCTCGCAACTCAATTAAATAATTATTGTCTTCAATCAAATTATACCGCATTAAAAACACAAGCAGATGCCACCACATTATTATTATCAAATACGCAGTATATTAATGGTTTTGGGTTGAACTGGTATGGAAGTATGAATGTATTCGGAACTTTATTTGTAACTGTAAATGGAAATTATTTAAATGTTGGAACTTTGTTGAATGGTTTGCCTTCTACTTATGTAAGCAATAGTTCATTAACAACGACTTTGAGTAATTATGTTTTATTATCAGTATTGAGTAGTTATGTGACAAGTAGTTCATTAACTTCTACTTTATCAGGTTATATAACAAGTAGTTCATTAACTTCTACTTTATCAGGTTATATAACAAGTAGTTCATTAACTTCTACTTTATCAAGTTATGTAACAAATACTTCATTAACTTCTACTTTATCAGGTTATATAACAAGTAGTTCATTAACTTCTACTTTATCAAGTTATGTTTTATCATCAGTATTAAGTAGTTATATAACAAGCAGTTCATTAACAACAACTTTAACAAATTACGCTACTAAAAATTATGTTGGAGCTGTTGTATCCTCATACACAACTACTACTGATTTATCTAATAATTATGTAACTTATAGTTTTCTTACAACTCAATTAAATAATTATTGTCTTCAATCAAATTATACTTCTTTAAAAACACAAGCAGATGCCACCACATTATTATTAACTGGTTGTTCATGGGATGCTCCATATAATTTTTTAAATATGGCAAATAGTGTTCATATATTTGGGGATTTAATTGTTGGCTCTGGAAGTACTGAAGTAAATGTAAAAAGTTTATTAAATAATTTACCTAGTACCTATGCGACTATTGTTACTTTGAATCAATCATTATTAAGTTATGTAACAAATACATCTTTAACAAATACTTTATCAAGTTACGCAACTAATTCTTCTGTTGATTCAAAATTATCAAGTTACGCTACAAATACTTCTGTTGATTCAAAATTATCAGGATATTATACAAAAACAGCAGTAGATTCAAAACTATCAGATTATGTTTTAACAACAACTTTGTCGTCGTATGTCACGAGTAATTCATTATCATCACAATTAAATAACTTCGTAACGAATTCTTCATTATCAAGTACTCTGTCTTCTTATGTTACAAATTTTGCATTATCAAATACTTTATCATCCTATGCTACAACCAGTTCATTAAGTAATTATTGTACAACGACGTCATATAACACATTAAAAACACAAGCTGATTTATCAACATTACTTTTAACTGGAGGGTCATGGAGTACCCCATTGAACGCTCTAACGCTAGCAAATAATTTATATGTTTCTGGATACATGTATGTTGGAGCAGATAAATTTAATTTAAATTCAATCCCTACTACTTATGTGAGCAATAGTTCATTAACAACGACTTTGGGTAATTATACAACAACTACTGATTTATCAAATAATTATGTTAAGAATACATCCTTGACAACAACTTTGGGAAATTATGTATTATCATCAGTATTAAGTAGTTATGTGACTACTTCTTCGCTAACAACAACTCTTGGTTCATATATCACTTCATCATCATTAACAACGACTTTGGGTAATTATACAACAACTACTGATTTATCAAACAATTATGTTAAGAATACAGCATTAACTTCTACATTATCAGGTTACGTAACAAGCAGTTCATTAGTCACTTCTTTATCAAGTTATGTAACAAGCAGTTCATTAACTTCTACATTATCAAGTTATATCACAAGTAGTTCATTAACTTCTACATTATCAAGTTATGTAACAAGCAGTTCATTAGTCACTTCTTTATCAAGTTATGTAACAAGCAGTTCATTAGCCACTTCTTTATCAAGTTATGTATCAAATACTTCATTAACAACAACCCTAGGAAATTACGCTTTAACGAATGATAAATTAAACACATCAAACATTTTAGATGGATTTAATAATTTTACGTATACAGCAATATCAACAAATAATCTCAATAGTTAATAGAATGGTTGTAATTGTAAATTTCACAAGTCCTGTCACTAATTCTTCAAACTTATCAACAAATGGAGTTTTGGTTGGGACGGTAGTTTGTCCTTATAATTCTACTGATGGATATAATAAATTAATAGAAATGAGAGTTCCTATTGGATTTTCTTTTACTGGAAATAAATATAGTACAACACCAACCATAATAACATTTACCATGAATATACCCTGTCCAACAACTTGTAAGGTTTTTAAAAATGGGACATTGTATTCAACTATCAGTATCAGTCAAAACGATTCTAATGTTACAAGTAAAAATTTTATGGTCAGTTCCACTGGAAATTTTAGTATTAATTCTTTTTATTATGGATTATACATTGCATTTACTCCACCGATCGCATCAGCAAATGGAGATACTTACACGTTTTATGTTCCATTTACATATACATTATCATCTTCAGCAAATTTTCAAGGACAATTTGCGAGTGGAGGATTTTCTCAAAATATTATTGTTAATACAACTAATCAAACAAGTTCATTTACAAATGCCACATACGCATCTGCATATACAAATAGTACTGGGTATGTTTCTTATTCTCAATCTAATAATTTTTATTATAATGCGAATTGGAGTGGAACTAACACAAGTGGATATATTCCTAGTTCAAGTAATTCATTTAATGGATTACTACAAGCAGAAGCATATTATGGTAACACATTATGGGTAACTACTTCTATTAATATAAAACAAGTAAATGCAGCTACACCAGTTATCAGTTTTTATGATACCGACACGTTGGGAGCTTCAACAAATTCATTAATTTATAGTTCACCAATTTCTAAAGTATTAAGTTTTGATGTAACAGGTACAAATACGGGATTCAGATTTCAAGGAGGTTCTGTACAAGTTGAATCATTAAATATAAAATCGTCAAATTCAGTTATAAATATGTATGACTCCGGTGGAGCAATTAACGGTACATTTTTTAGTTCTGGAAATTATTTTACTATTAACGCTCAAGGAACAAATAATTTAGGTATTAAATTAGGAGGAGGCCCAGTAATAGTTGGGACTGGATATAAAGGGAGGCAAGGGCAAAGTGGCGCTACTAATGGAAATACAATGAATACTTGGTGGTCTGGTGGTGTTTTACAAGCGTGGGTGGATACCACAAACGTTGGTAATTTCACACTTTGTGATTACAGAATAAAAGAAAATATTCAACCAGCTTCATGTGTATTAGATCGTTTATGTAATGTAAACATGTTTAACTATGAAATGAAAGATATTGGTATATTTCAAAAAAATGGAAATCATATTGGTTTTTACGCTCATGAACTGAAAGATGCGTTTCCAGAATTAAATAATATTGTAAATGGAGAAAAAGATGCGGTAAATGAAAATGATGATATTCAACCTCAAACAATTACTGCTGAATTTACTCATTTACTCATGAAATCAATTCAAGAATTAAATTTGAAAATAATTCATTTGACGAATCGAGTATTTGAATTAGAAAATAGAAAATAAAATCTGATAATATATGGTATCAGAAGTATTTTTAACTTTTGCCGTAACTTCCTTTATAGGTTGCTTTTTAGCAATCGGAAATTTATGTTACCGAAGTAAATGTAAGGAGATAGGATTCTGTTGTATAAATATAAAACGAGATGTTCAAATAGAAGAGATCGAAGATTTGGAGATGATTAGAAATAAAAAGGAAGTTTGCGAAGAAGAGAAAAAAGGGTAGTATAATTAATTACACTTTTTATGAATCCTGAGAAATGAAAGTAGAAATGCTCCAATGCTCCAATGATCCATGCTAAGTCCAAACATTTAATTTATGAAAGTAAAAATAAATAAAATAAAAAAACTTCTATAAAAAAAAGTTTGGGACTTAGCGCCTTTTGGAGCAAAATTTTGGAGCAATTGGAGAAGTTATTATTATATAAAATTGAAGAAAGTTCATAGGGAGTACCCTTCAATTTTTGAAATAAAAGTTTTAAGGGAGTACCCTACAAATTTTGAGAGAATTGGTTGACACAGCTGCGCTGTGATGGCGCCGAGCAAGGCGAGGCGTTGTATGAATCATGAGACCATGTATGGTTTGATGATTTGACAGAAAGAAGAAAACTTGAAATATGAAAAAAGTTGAAGGGGGTACCATACAAAGTTTTGAGAGAATTGGTTGACACAGCTACGCTGTGATTGGCGCCGAGCAAGGCGAGGCGTTGTATGAATCATGAGACCATATATGGTTTGCCGTTTGAAAGCAATTGATACGCCAATTATGGTAAGCGTTATGCGAACATTATCGAACAGAATTGAG